CCCAGCCGCTCACCCGTTTTGCGGTTGAAGTTGCTGTTGAAGAACACCCGCTTGCGCAGACCCTCAAGAGGCTCGGGGTTGCCTCGGGTGGCATAGCTCACGTTGCGGTTCTGGATGAGCACGCCGTCAAACGAGGTGAAGGTCAGCGTGGCGAACGCGGTCCGTGATGGCACCTCCCCGTCTACCGGAACCTGCTGGATGGTGGGCTGACTGAGCGGACCGAGGGTGCCGTCAGGCGACATGAAAGCCCAGCAAAACTCGTAGTAGTAGTCCGGGACAAAGGTGCCGTCAGCGGGCGCAGGGACGTTGGTGAAGGCGACACTCAGTTGCTCAGCAGGCGGCACCACCGTCGGCGGGATGGGCACGTAAAACTCAGCAAAGTCTTGCGTCCGGTCCTCGTCAAACCCGGCACATTCCTCCACCCTGTTTGCCACGCCCCATATCTTTTGACGGTAGCCGTCTCGGGATCCCGGTACGGGAGCATCGCGATGAGCGAGGCTGAGGATTTGCACGCAGTCGTCAGGCAGGGTGTAGAACCGTGCCTTCACTTTCCAGTTCGTCTGGTTCTCGATGATGACCGGCGAGGTCGTCGGCGCGATGGGATGCCGGATTGCCTCGGTCGTCACCAGTTGCGTCGTGCTGTTGACCTGTAGGATTGTGTATTCCCGGCCATGTAGCTCGATAATGTTCCCCTCCCAAATCTCCTTGCGGAAGGTCAGGATGGGAATGGCGAGGCTGAAGTCCACGACTCGGGAGCCGTCGTTCGTGGTGACCTCGCTGTTCGTCCGCTCATAGTTGAGGTCTGGATACATGGGCAGGAAGTCAAGCTTTTGGCTGAAGTCCCACACTGCATCGGACCAGACCTGCTCGTATGCCTCGTTCAGCAGCAGAGTAATCTGGTCCCGGTACGATGCCTCCTCGGGGTCAAGGTCTGTCTTGTTGGCGACTGCCTGCCGCATCTGGAGGAGGTTCATCTGTCCCTCTTTTTGTAGGGAAAGCCACGCCCCTCAGAGGACAGAGGGACGCGGCTGATGGCCCCGGAGGGAACCGGGGCGCGGTGACTCAGAACTGCTTCTTGACCATGATGGCGACCTTGTTCGCGGTGGTGGCTCCCTTAGCCTCCATCGCGACACCGAAGCAACCGGCAAGGTGACCGGCGACTGAGGTTTCGACTTCACCAGCAGCGATGCCCGCAGAGAGCGGAGCACCAGCAGCGATGGTGCCAGCGTTGCACTTGACGCCCTCGACGTAGCCAGAGGTGACGACCTCGACACGCTGACCAGCAGTGGCGGCATTGAGCGCGACACCGATGGCGAGAGGGTTGCCGGTAGCGACGACGGCACACTGAAGCACGGACAGGGCGCGCTTTGCACCCGCCACTGCAACGCTGCTCATCACCACGTCACCAGCAGCGATGGTGCCGGTGGCGATGAAAGTCTCAACCTCACGACGGTTGGAAACCTCGGGGCCGAGAGCGGTGCCGTCTGCGGCCTCGCCCTCAAGGTACTGAATGACTCTGTAGGAAGACATTGATTTGCTCCTTTGAAGGTGGCTTAGTAGGTGTCGCCGTCGAAGAGGGCACCGCAGGAACCGAGGTGGTCTGCGACGAGGCACATCTTGGTGTAGATGTGAGCAACCCGAGCAGTGCTACCCTGCGAGTCAACGAACGGCATGATGGAGAACTCGGCGTCCGAGTGGAACACCAGCTTGATGCCGTCGAAGTTGATGAAGTACATGGTAGCCTCATCGGTTCCGACACCCGCGTTGACGGGCATGTCGCTGTCCTGCTCCATCATGGCACCAGCGAAAGCCAGAGCCATCCGGCCACCGTCGAGCACCTTCGGGTCAACGTACCGCTCGTTGGCGAAAAGCTGACGCTTGTAGTTGCTCATGCCTGCGACCGACGCGATGATGAGGCTGATGTCACCCATCGGCGCGACCTCATTGGCCGCGAGGTAGATGGCGTTCATCGCAGCGAGGCCGTTGGTGCTGAAGGCAGAGGCGGCAGTCTGACGCTGGTTCTGCCAGCCGCGAGTGCTCTGGTAGGTCGCCTTGCTCACGCCACCGACCACGTTCGTCCGGGAGCCTGCTGCAAGGTTCTCAAGGAACCCGGTCGCGGAGCCAGAGGAAGTACCGTTCAGAGTGTCGAGGGTGCTCAGCGTGGTGCTGTTGCCCGCGAGGATCTGGCGGTTCGTCTCGCGACGGAGGAGGCCGAAAACGTTCTTCGTGCGAGCCTCGACAATCTTGACGATGCCCCGCTCAGATGAGTTCTCAAGCTCCTCCTTTTTGGAAATTGCGATGGGAGCAACGAAGTCAGTCCAGTCATAGATGGCCGGACGGAGCACGTCGTTGATGGCGATGTTGACCGGCTCGTATCCGGTGCCGCTCAGGTTGCTGATGGTCGAGTGCTCGACAATGGAGAGCGGGCGCTGGACCTTGATGCCGCCGTCTTCACGCTCGACACCACCCATCTTCTGAGCGTGGTCGAGGAACGCGGTCTTCTTGAAAAGCTCGTCAACGAAGTTGTCACGGATGCTGTACAGCGTCGAGGAGAGCAGGTCATTGGTGATAGCCATGACGGTTTCCCTTTGGGATTGGAGTTTCTACCTGTGCTTCCCGGTCGCTACGGTGTCCGCTCTGTGGCGGGTCGATGGTCCGGGGAGGCCGAGGTAGTCCAAAGGAGTCTCGCGCTCCCCCGGATTGTAGCCTTTGAAACTGGTACGGTCAACCTTTGTTCTGCTGGTGCCACTGGTAGGCATCCCACGCAGAGCGGAACTTTGGCTGGCGCACCCCGTTGATGACCCGCTGCCCGGTGCTGGTCTTGAGCAGAGCGGAGCGGTGGTCGGTGCGAGTCTGCTGCTTTTCCTCGCGTGCCCGCTGCTGAGCCGAGGCGTCTCGCTTACCGCGCACTGCCCAGTATGCCGTCTCCAGTTTCATCTCCGGGTTGTCCTTGAGCAGCGCGACCACACCACTCTTCACGTCGGCGTCGTTGGTCAGGTCCGGGTGTGCCGTCTTGAACTGCTCAAGCTGAGCACGGCGCTGAGCTACATGCACCTCCTCCTGCATCGGAGCCAGTACCTTCTGCATCATCTGAGCAGCCTTTTGCTCGATGAGTGCATTGAGCCCTTCCTCGCTCCACGGATCCACGCCCTCAGCCAAACCCTTTTCGGCCTGAGCAGCAATGGCCTGAGCAGCCGGGGAGTTGCTGAGCAGGGCACGCTGGCGCTGTAGGTCTGCACGTTCCTCGGTCAACTGCTTGTTGAGCGTGGCGTATTCCTGCTGCTTGCGGGTCAGGCTTGACCGGAAGTTTTGGATGAGCTTCCGTCCGTTCTCGGGCAGGTGCTTCAGAATCTCATTGTAGTGGGGCAGTCCCTTGTGCTCGCCCTGCATGATGGGATCGTCACCGAGGTCCGCGCCGAGCAGGTCTTCAAGGGTGAACGCCTCGGAGGTGGACTGGTCAGCGGCAGCGTCAGTGGTTGCCTCAGTGGTTGCGTCAGTGGCAACGTCAGTGGTTGCATCACTCGCCTCCGTCGTGGTGTCTGTAGTGGCCTCGACGGAGGCACCAGTGTCAGTAGTCGTTTCCATTCCCAAAGTCCTCTCTATGGGGGTGGTGGCTTACAGGCGGCTCATCATGAGAGCGTCGTCTGCAACGTCAGGGGAGGCGGCTTCCGTGACTGCCTCCTCCATCTCCTCTGCCTGCTCCTCAACCTCGGACGCGAGCCACCGCTTGAAGTCTTTGTCGCCTGCGGCCATACGGACGCGAGCGGTCAGACTGTTGAGGTCCGTGTCGTCGTTGATCTCTGCGAGGTCAATCGCCATGTCGGCGTCGAGCACGTCATCCTCAATGGCGTCGTTGACGGCATCGCGGATTGCAAGAACGTACCGGTCCATCTCCATCGGGAGACGACCACCTTCAAGCTCATAGTCGGTAGCCAGTGGCTCATCGACACCGAACGCAGGCAGCAGCAGGTTCATGGCTTTTGCCAGAGCCTTTGTCGCGGCGTCGGAAAAGTCACCCTCAAGGGCTTGCTCGTTCACCAGTTCGTCGGTCAGGGCATTGCCCTCGTCGGACGTTGCCTTCATCTCTTGCATGATTCCCTCGGGGGTTTCCATGATTCACTCCGCTGTAAACAGGTTGTCGTAGTCACCCGCGAGACACTTATCTGCGGGCATCGCTTCCTCGTAGACCTTACCGTGGTCGTCGCCATATTTGGCTTTGGCTGCGTCGAACCGCTCAGCAAGGTCATGCTGTGCCTGAGCTTTGGCGACCCGCTTCTCAGTCTCGTCCTCCCACATATGCTTGCCGTAGTCCTCAAGGGAGACGAGGCCCTTTGCCTTCATAATCTTTTCCCGCTCCATGGAGGAGTGGTAGGTCGCACCGAGGCCCTTGTCATAGTAGCCGTTGACCCCGTACTTCCCGGTCTGGTCGCCCCACCGGCCCGGTGTTTTGGCGATGAGGTAGACGTGGTGGCGCTCGGCTGGCTTGCCACACTGCACGCAAGCGATTGCGTCAGGGGCAGGGTGAGGCACCAGTTCTTCCACGGTGTAGTCACACCCTGCACAGGTGTACAGCATCATCGGCATCTCAACCTCTCGGGCTTGACTGAAGGTTCTGGGCAAGCATCTCAGCAGGCGTCCGCTGGATCCCCTCGCCCTCCGGTCCGGTCGGCACGTCGGCACCCGACGGCAGGCGGGTCGGCTCAGGCTTGTCTTCATCAAGGAACGACTCGGGCAGGTCAAACTCCCTGACCACATATTCCTTGATACGCTGGGTGGAGACGCCCACCTGACCCAGTACCGGCAGGATGGAGAGGAACTGCTGACGCTTCAAGGCATCACTGAGCGGGGTGGCTGCTTGGTCAAGGGCTGCGTACCGGAACCGTCCGTCGAGCATCGCAGTGCTGATGATTGTCGGGGTGCCGTCAACCACGACGACCGCTTTGTCTTTCTCATCGGTGAGCAGGTGCAGCATCCGAATGTAGGTTTTGCTCAGCCGCTCAATCATGGCGTCCCGCTCTC